ATTTCGTACAGAACCCTGCCGGTAAGAGCTGTAGAGGCATCTAATTCCCCATCAGCGCCCGGAATCTCGAGATACACGAGCCTTGGCTCAGCATCCGCGAAATCCGGACGATTACAAGGGATAAGGTGCCAGTCTTTCCAAGTGTGCTTGTCCCCAATGGTCATGGAGTGCGCACCGAAATATATAGCTGTACTCATTAGACACCTCTATTGGCAAGAAGCTGCTGCTGGCCAAGACCGTTGTCAATCTGACCTACGATCCTGCGATTCAGCATCACCTTCATGTTTGCGATGGATTCCCTCAGCGCAGCATTGTCAGCTTTAAGCGAATTGATGGCAGAAACAACGTCAGAGTTGTCAGTGCCAACCGTCATACCGTTAAGCCGATCGTACATCGCATTGAGTTCGTCCCATTTTGAATTAATTGCGCCGTCAAGTGACAGCTGTAAATCTGAGCCCATACTGTTGAGACTAGAAAAGCCCAAACGAGCCGAACTAAGGTCAACGACGGGTGTAATTGTAGGAGTGTAGTTAATGTCTTCCTCGGCCATACGACCAAGAGTGGACAAAGCGTTGGCTACCGCGTCAATCGTGGAATCGCCCATGTCTTCGGCGGCAGAAGCAGCCTGGTAAGCATTCTTTGCAATGCCGATCGCAAGACCAGCCACGACGAATCTACCAATTTCCATGAACACCCTCGAAGGAGAAGCGACTTTGGTCGTGCTTCTGGTGCCTGCCGTTACAGCATCGCCCAAATCTTCAGCGGCTCTACGAGCTTCCGAGATCTTCGAACGGATACCAGAAATCATGCCGTTAACACAGTGCTGGCCCATATTATAGAAGCTCTGCCATTTGTTAACAGCACTTACAGCTCCTGTAGCAACTGAGTTTGCGGCCGACCGAACAGCTCCTGATTTGCCTTTAATGGCCTTAACCATGCCGGTCATACCCGAATTCATCTTCTTGGTCATAAGCGAAGGCATACGGCCAAATGTTCCCATAACGGAAGTAGAGAACACCATCATAAAGCCAGTGAGCCCAGAAATGCCGGAATTAAAACCGTTCTTTAGACCTTCGACGCAATACATACCGATCTCTTCAAACTTCCAGGATGGCGACTGTACACCAAACCCGAGAGCTGCGAAATCGACTGTATCTACGCCCATCTGCTGAGCGGTATTCTGCAAATCGGGCAACTTGGACTGAATACCATCAATAGCGCCCTGATCCAAGTTAATGCCCAGACTGTTAGCCAAGCTCGAAATCTGATCCGAGCTCATACCACTCTTAAGACCACCTAGAAATGCCTGAATGTTGTCCGTACCAACCCCAGAGAAGGCGTCGGTGTTTAGCATGCCGTTAAGCATATCGCCGTTGATGGACGCACCAAGGCCCGACAGATCGAGCCCGCTAGCAGAGTTGTTGACACCGCTAACCAAATTATCAGTCGAAGCAACAATCTCAGGTGTTTCCGTTTGAATGTTCGTTTTCATCTGGCGTAACGCAGCGTTAGCCTCCGCCGGCATACCGTTGAAGCCAGTCATCGAGACTTTCTCGTTCAAGCTATCTTTCATTTCGCCGAGTATAGCTTTATTCGTATCTCTCGCTGTTTCGAACTGCTTCTTCGTAATGGCCGTGCCATCGGACACCGTTTCGTTGATCTCTTTGTACTTATCGTCGTAGGCACGTTCGAGATCGTCCAAGCCTTCCTGGGAATTCTTAACCCACTCGTCCAAACCGTCGTTAATACCCTCGGCGTGGCTCTTAATCCAGTCGCCAAGAATGGGAATATCACCAAGTTTTGTGGCGATGTAGTTGATTACGCCCTTGATCACGCCAGCGACCGCAGTTTTAACTACAACACCGGCCCTGCCCATAAGTAAAGACAGAGAATCGCCAAGCCAAGTACCAAACTCATTGATCTTGTGTATGATTCCCAGCGCAATCGACAGAAGGAATTTAAGCACCGTGGTCAGTACAAGCTTCCAGTCAATGGCGGACAGCGCGTCAATCAAACCGCCGAATACTGCATCAACCACCGTCCATAAAATATGAAGCAATGTAGGTACAAATCCTCGGATAGCAGCGCCAATCTGTTCGCGACTGTTGTAAATCGCCATGATCACGCTCTTAATGCCGTTAAATATAGCCATTCCGACGTAGGCGATACCGTCCACAAGCTTCGGTAGAGCTATAGCGAACAAATATACGCCGGCCGCTGCAGCCAATAAAGCCACACCAAACTCGAGGAACGCGGTTCCAAGGAGCGCAATCTGGGCCGAGAAGTGTGATAATACCACAAGAGCGGCCACAATAGCTATCAAGGGTAATATCAACGCAATTAAGCCCTGAACAATCATTCCGGTAGGCAATGAGCCCAACAGCACAACGACCAGAGCCAGTCCGGCCATTACACCGGCCACTACAGCTAGAGTCTTGATTGCTTTTGAACCGTCAAGAGCTTCTAAGGCGCCAACCAGCAGCACTAAGCCAACTGCGATACCACCTAAAGCAATACCACCTTGTATAAGTTTATCGGGGTTAACATAGCCGAGCGCTACCATTGCGGCTGCCATAATAAGTAATGCGGCTGCCGTAGCAATGATCGTCTTCGTAACCTCCTCCAAGTCTCCTGCACAATTGCCGAGAAGCAGCAATGCGCCTGTGATGAGCACCAGCGGCGCCAATATCGCAATGAAGCCCTGCGCGATTTTGGGTAATGGTATAAAGCCAAGGATTGCGGCAACAATAGCCAATCCTTTGAGGGCAGAGGCTACCTTAGCAAAAGACTTAGCAGCTCTAGTGCCAGCGTCGTTGCTTGCGTAGTTAGACAAAGCCAACAGCACCAGCGTAATAACAACCGCCATACCGGCCATAACGACTGCCGCAGCTACCAGGCTTTGCCAAGGAAGTTTAGCTAGTGCACCCATGCAGAATGCCAGAATCGCTAGCGACGAGGCCATGGCCAAGAAGGTTTTGCCAACGCCGTCCAAGCTACCTTTAGTTTGCGACTGCACGTACATTAGCCCTGCTATAATTGCCCCCATAGCGATCGCCACCAATGCCACGGTTCTCGCAGCGCTAGTGTCGATCGTCTTGTATAGGTCGAAAACCCAGCGCATGATTAGCAACGACGTAGCCAGCCCCATGAAGGCTGAGCCAACGCCCTGTAACCCCGAACCGAGTTTAGAAATGATAGCCGCAAATGCCATCAAAGCCACCGCAATAATCGCCACAACTTTCACACCGGTCATGTATTTGCTAGCGTTTTCGCCAGTAAACATTTCGGTGAAGGTAGCGATGGCCTTGGCGATCAGAAGTAATGCCACGCCAAAACCTACAGCGACGGCCGCGAACGCAATTGCCGTGGCCATCTTCTTAAGCGCCGGGAGTAATCCGTCAAGGAACTCTTTGAGCGGGTTGGCAGCATCTGCCGCTTCTTCGCCTTTTGAGCTCAGGTATTTAGCAGCAATATAAACCGCACCGATCACCGCCAAAACGGGCACAATGGCCCACACGGCAGCTTTCAAACGGTCCACATTGAGCAGGGTCAATACCGCTAAGGAACCTACGATTAGTGCGATGCCAATAGCAATGTTCTTAAACGTACCAGAAGCCATGTTCTTTTTGTACGCTTTGGCAGCTCCGCCGAATTGTTTGAACATCTCGCTTAGATTCGCGCCGATGTCTGCAGCTTTGCCCAGTTTCTTAAGGAAGGTTCCAGCGTTGAACAACAGCCTAAGTGCTCCAAATATACTGACGAGCTTCATGACACCGCCGGCATCCTTTGGAACATACTTGCCGAAGACCTCGTTGAACTTCTCCATGGCCTTCTGCAGTTTTTCGCTGAACTTTTGCAGTATGCCGACTTGCTCCTCGCCTTCTTCGGCTTCGCTGAGGCCAAGCGCGACCGCCACTTTACCAAAAATGGATTGACCGCCGGTGGCTCCGCCGACTTGCAAGCCATTCGTCCCAAACAGGTTGTTAATGGCTTCACCAAGTTTAAGCAGATGATCGACAAGATAGTCGATAACTCCGCCATTTTGAATTTTCTCGAGTAAACCGTTGAAGAACTCGAGAATTGAATTCAAGACGCTAGCTCCGTCAAAGCTTTCCCATAAACCCTTAGCTTGATCCGCAATAGATTTCAGGAAACCGGGAAGCTGAACGCCGACGAGCTCAACGGCAATGTCGACAATCTTACCAAGAATCTTCTGTAGCGATTCCAGAATGCCCTTAATGTTCTCGTTCTTGACAAAACTGTCTCGTACGGAGCTCATGAACGTTCCGAACCGTGTCTTGAGAATCTTAAACGCATCGACAAACTTGCCTTGCGAAATGAGTCGAAAAGCCGCCACGAAGCTTCCGGTAAAACCGCCAACCGCAGTCTTGAGTTTCTCCCAAGAATTCTTAAAATCGAAGTTGGCGTCAACAAACCCCTTAATAGATCCGAATACCGTCTGAAAGACATCGTCGATCGATTTAAGAATGTTGTAGAATCCGCCGGTGACATCGATAGATTCGACCACCGATTTCACGAAATCCTTGAGAGCCTGCCACGATTCCCCAACGGCAGTAGGAAAGTCTGTAAGTTTTGACGGGTCAAACGCGGCGTCAATAGCGTCCATAAACGTATCAAACGCGTTTGTAACCGCTTCCGTTGCACCCTCAAAGTTCACAAACTGGCCGACAAAGTTTTTAAGACCCTCGCCGATTTCCTTAAATATACCCAAAAGTTCTTGGGCTTTTTCTGTAAACCAAGCGAGCTCGATCTTTTCGACGGTCTCCTGAAGACGTTCAACGCCATGGGTAACCGGCTTCATGGCGCCGCCCAACTTCTCCATCGCGCCGCCCGCTTTGGAAATGCCGTCGGTCAACGGCTCAGCACTCTCTTTCGCCTGCCCAAACAAGCCTTTAATATGCTCAACAAAGCCCATGAAGCTTTCCCAAGCCGGAATGATAGTGCTTTTTATGCCGTTGTATAGTGGTCCGATGAAATTGTCATAAATGACCGATCCGATAAACTCAAAGTTGTCGGCAATATAACCAATTACGGTGCCAAGAGCGTCAAGCGCCTTAATCGCAAGGTTAATGCCGGTAACCAGCACAGTGCCAAGGACCGGCAATGCCAATTTGGCCAATTTGCCGCCCAGTTTTAATAACGCAGCAAACGGCTTAAGAATACCAGCAACGCCTTCTCTTATCGGTTTTGCGCTATCTTCGGTGATCATGAATTGTGCGGTGAATTCTCGGAACAAAAATAAATAATGTCTGAGATTCCACGCATCAATGGCGCGAAACGTATCATTAAAGCCTGCTCCCACCGCTTTTATAGCGTTAGCCAAGCTCGTAAATACGTTACCCAAACCTTCCAATGCGAAATCGCGGCCCGAGTCTTTCACTCCGGCTATGGATTCCATTAGGTCATGCGCGCCTTTGGAAGCCTCTGTCAATTCGCCATTGCTATCGCGAGCGATAATGCCCGTTTCTTCCATAGCTTTATTGAGTGTGTCGAGGCTAAGCCAACCATCGTGTAACGAGGCTCGAAAACTATCGTGATGCCGCGCCATGGCCTGGGCGACAGTGCCTTCGCCTTGTTCAGCGTCCGCAAGTTCAATAATTTTCTTCTTAAGGTCGCTCATCTGGTCTTTGGTAAGGCCGAGCTGTTTTACCTGATCCCACTGATCCCAATAAATATTCTTACCGAGACCACCTCGGAGCCATTCATTACGAACGTCCGATGCGGTATCAATAATGCCGCTGAGAACGTTATTAATGTTAGTCCAAAGTTCTTTAGCCTGCTCGTAATCGCCGAATACCAACTCCATGGTGGTTGCCCATCCGGAGCCAGCAGCTTCCTTAAGAGCGTCCATCATCATGGAAAACGTCTTTACTTCGGTTGCTGCTTTGTTCGCATCGATGCCCAGCTGCTCAATCTGTTTGATCTGCTCGGCAGTATAACCCATGCCTCTGAGCTTTTTCTCGTAGTTGTCGACTTCCGTCTTGGTCATCTCTTCGACGTTTGCGGAATATTGCTGCAACGTCTCAGTCAGTACATCGGCGGTCATCCACTGGTAAGACAGGGAATCGTTGAAGCCTTTGGTGGCGCTAATGGCCTCTTTCATCGTGCTACCGTTGGCATTCTTGGTGATCACCTTGTACATGCCGTCAGAAGTCTTCTGAGCTTTGCCCAGAACCACTGCGGTTTCAAGCAATTGTTTCTTGAATTCAACGGTGGCCATGTTGGCATTCTCGATAGACTTCCAGTCGATAAGCTTTACCGAACCAGATGACAGCGCCTGTGAGAAGTTGTACATCGCGCGCGACGCTTCGCCGGCATTTGCGCCAGATCGAGCGGCTTCGTTCGAGATACCCTTGATGGCCGCAACGGCAGCATCAAGTTTTACGCCGGCATTAGTGAATTTACCAATACTGGCGGTCATATCAGAGAACGAATATATAGTCTTATCGGAATATGTATTCAGTTCCTGAAGGTATTTGTTAACCGTGGACAGTTCTTCGCCGGTAGAAGCCATGATCGTCTGCACGGAACCCATCTTAAGTTCGTATTCGCCCCAGCCATCACTGATCGGGTCAACGGTGAACTGTTTAACTACAGAACTTAAGCGGTTCTCAAACGCGTCCGCAACCCGCATTACCGCATTGTGACTTATCTCACCCCACAGACTGAACCTCTGCTGAAGCGCTTCGATGCCATTTTGAATTTTTTCGAAGGAAACAGTCTCGACCGCTTTACCCAAGTTCAGGAATCCTTTGGCGCCGTTCTCCAGCTTCAAAGAATTATTGAGATTCTGCAGTGTTTCCATGGACTGAGCGACTGCTTGCTCAAACTGCGCGTTGTCAAACTGCATTGATACAACGCGTTCGTCAACCATGTTAGGCATCAGTCACCTCCTTCCACGCGGCATCAGCGATTTCCTGAAAAATGTCTTTCAACGCCGGATTAATGTAATCGATGCCTTCGACATAGCCCCCAGTTCCGGTTCCATGCCCGTACTGAATGATTACAGCAACGTTTACTCCGTCGTTAATGTTCGTATTAGTCCAGCTAATAGTCACAGATCCCTCGCTGGGCTCAATCGTGTAGCCCCAGGATGCTGCGGTTAGCCCGGTGTTGACGGGTGTGGCGGCCGATAGTGCTTGCACACCCCTCATACCGTATTCGTTTAACGATCTAAGGATGTTCAGACGTTTTCGTTTCTGAAGCCAATGGATCGTTTTTTTAAAGTCGCCTTTGTAAGTAATTTTAATCGGCGATGCCATGTTTTAACCTTTCGTGCCAAGCTTCGCACGGTTAGCCCTAATGATTGCATCACGCTCTTTCGCGGAATACTTCCTGGGCTTCTTGTTCTGACCTTGGCAAAACTGTATAAGATTCCATAACCGATTAAATGGCCATTTGGCAGTTTCAAACGGAATGCGGTAAGCCACCATCCACGAGTAAATCTGCTCGGTTGTGATGTATTCCTTACGCGGCTTACCGTATCGTTTGGGTCCTTCTTCCTTACGAGGTCTAGAAGCTGACATCTTTCGGCCTATGTACTCGTTGACCTCTTGAATGTTCTGGACCGTAATGTATTTTACGTACTCGTCCTTGAATTCGGGCTTGATCGTCATGCACCGAATGTAACTGATCATTTCCGGAGCAGTTTTGGGCGGATCGTAGTAGAATGAGCGTTCATATTCGGTTTCCCATAAGGACATGGAAATAAGGCTATGCTCGAGTTTAAATACGTGCTGCTTACCGATGATGAACTCCGATGTCTCCTCATTCCACAGATCCGGCTCTCTAAGAACGAGCGTAAACATCACTTAACCACCGTGAGCTGCTGTCCCTGCTGGGCTACCTGTGTAGCGACGTCTTTAGGAATGATCCCATTGATGAAGTCCGCGACAGCCTTCTCGCCACCGGTGACCAGCTCCATAAATATCTGATCATATGCGCCGGTCTGGGAGAATTCACGGCTAATCTCTTCGGATTTCTCGAATCTTTTACCGTCCAGGGACCTGCGGCCGTAAGACATGAGGATAATCTTGTCGAACCACTGCATAAGTGCAGCGTTATCCTGCTCACGGATCATGCTCTCCAGCATCTTGTCCAGTCCGCCATTGACAGAAAGCGACAGCTTGGTGAGTTCCGCTTTGGTCAGGTTAAAATAATGATCCTCGGTTCTCTCATTACCCATAAAATCGATGTATGTGGTTGTTTTCTTAAGCATGGTGTTACTCCTTTCTTAAATAGAACGGGACCCTGTTAAGAGCCCCGTTCCAAAATTAGATCATTTTGAATTTTAGGTCGCTGCCTGAGCGGTGCTAAAGATAGTGTCCGGGGTAGGCAGAGTTGCAGCTGCGGTTGTGCTGCCATAAAGCATGTCTTTGATTGTGGTCAGGGTTGCATCAGAGATGTATCTGCTGTCCAGAATCAGATGTGCTACGGGCTTCAGAACTTTGCCTGTTGCGGGATCGTTCGTAGTTACGACTACCGGAATTGTATCGAATTCCCAGCTCAGGCCGATCGGTTCGGGAGAGTCATTCTCGGTTTCGCGGCTCTTCTCGGAAGGAGAAACGGAGCAGCCATAGACCAGATGGATCTGATATGCAAAGTCTTCACCCTGGACGTCGTTACCGATCAGAGTTCTGTAAGAGAAGCCAAAGGACTTCCTGGTCTGTCCAGCAACTTTAACGCCGTTGACTGTCGAGATACCATCGCAGGGCTCGAATTCCTTGGGGTAAGTGAAGGCTTCGATGGTGCCCTTGAACTCTTCCTTGGATCTGATGTTAGCGTATTCGATATTGTCCGCATACTGCTTGTTAGCTTCTGCGCCTTCG